ACATCTTCGATCTGGCGGTGCGGTAACATGAGCCGACGTGCAAGCATGTCGAGGTTCCACGCATAACAATGGGTTTTTGGAGTAACAAGACTCTCGGGTAACCCGCGCTGAAGTGCTTCTCGAACCAACGGCACTTCAGAACCCCCGTCGAGCCACAGCTGTTTCTTCGCTTCCAAAACAGCAGCGGCATACGCAATTCCCCCCTGAACTCCCGACCAACCTGCCGGGAGGCGCAACTTGACCATCATCCCCCGAGACAACATTCTCATGGGAGCGCTCAACATGGTGGGAACACCGGGCCATGCCCACCGATTGGCCTTCGCCAACTCCTCTGGAGATTGAGCTGGTTTCCAGAAGATGTACCTCGAACAAAAAGAACACATATCCCAGCGGATATGACTATGAACAACTGCCGGCTCGTGTCCGGCCTCAATGATCGCTTGTTCATAGATTTTGGTGATCAGCTTTTGATCCCCACCCCCCAGGAAGCGCGCCAGCGAATCGTCTCCAAGAACTATCAAGTCCGTCCACATTGGTTTCTTGAGCTTCTTGAGGACTTTATAGCTAGCAAACAGATGCAAGCAGGTATTCCAGAGCGAGTTTCCCCAACTCGTCTGGGGGTCACCGGACCTTCTCTGTCCAGTGATCCTGAAAGTACCCACGCGCACTTGTCTGCCGCGATAGTTGAAGACTATCCGGCCTTTTGTCTCCTGTGACGCCAAGTCAAAGCAGGTGTGCAGGTCCATGGTTCCTCCCAAGGCGGTCAGCTTTACTTGCTTACCACGCATTTCTGCGTAGTAAACAGGTATGCGTTCGGGCAACATATATTGCACGAAGCGGCTTTCCGACATGTTCGGCAACTCAAAGAAGGAGCCGTCGAAAGCCTTTATGTCGGCTTCGACGACGTCCTTCTCTTGAGAGTCGGGTCTCGCGACCCACTCTCCGAGTTGCTCGGAGGTCATACCGCAACTATAGCGGCATGTCCATTTTAGGCCCGCAGTTTCGTAGGCACGTTCCCCATCGAGAACGGCTTCGACTGCATGCTGGGCGGTGGCCATCAAATAACGAGCGTAGATGGGCCACGATGTGGATTGGATGCCTCGAGGCTTTGCAGCATCCTCTTTTCCTGCCGATTGCTCGAACTTCACAAACACGGCTGCCTCGCCGAGTTCGCGTTGTTTCGTCAGGAAGTCGTTGTTTTGGCGGACGTACCCCGCCAGTTTTGCAGTGTTGAACCTTTTCACCCATTGCCCGAAGGATTCAACATGCACGTTGGTCGCGTTGTAAAGCACCTTCTCTTCTTCGCCAGTGCGAACATTCACCATAACCACCGATGCCTCTTCCACCTCCCCGCGTGATACTTTCGCGGCAGCTGCAAGGTGGGGGCGAAGAGTGGCGTGGTACTTGTCCACGAATTCGCGGAATTCCTGGGTGTACTGATGCTTTATAGGCCTGGCATGCCTTTTCCCCAACGCGGCCTTGATGTTGGCCAATGCCCCGGACCACACGGGGGCAATCATATCTGGCGTTGACCCGAAGTTGTAATAGCCAAAGGACGAAGTGGTCATACGGGTAGCCAGAAAGGTTGGATCGAGGACACCCTTCGTGTCCAGTTTCAGCCAGCAACCGTCTCTCCAACCATCGACGGCGCCGCAAGCGAGGTACCCTTGCGCTGCCAACTCTTTGTCAGCCGAAAAGAAGTGCCGATGGTCATCAGGCTCAACTTCAATCTCGGGGACAAGGCGCGCATCAGGTGATTCCAGAAGGGTCGCGCATACGCGCGCTGTCCACTCTGGATCAATCGCAACACGAGTGCGACGGAGAACGTCGCGATCGTGGGCCGGATCAATACTATCCGGTAATTCCCAATCTGCTGTGCCAAGCATCGCCAGAGGCAATACAGGCAGCCCAAGAAGATAAACGCGGTTCAAATGGTTGATCGCCAAAATGAGCGCGTTGATCAAATAATGGGTGAGCAGTGAGAACATAAACCGGTACCCCACGTTGTAGACATGAGAATAGTATGCCGGCAAGCTCGCAAGTTGATGCAAACACACAAAGTATGTTGCAAACAACAACAATCGCGTAACACGGCCCCAACGCCCCAACTGGGCGGCCGTGCGCACTCGTACGGGATGTCCCAAATGATAACAAGTTTCGGCTACACCGTAGCTGAAAGCATTGAACCAAACGGGAAACACGCCCGAGTACTTGACCATCTCTTCGAACGCGGCAGTCATACCTGCAGTGCCGTGTCTTGTCCAAATGGCCCTGTTGGACAACAAAACGAAGGCGACCCATTGAATGGCCACCAATGCAACGTAGTACAGTACAGTCACCACCCCCGTTGCTAAAGGTGTGACGAACCCGAAGTGCACAGGGTGTGGCACAGTTCGAGTTGTGGATGCCGCTCCACTCGCGGCATGTGTGGCGGCACCAACAGCGGCCGTCACCCCGTGCACTTTGCTGTAATCTCGGAAAAAGACGAGGATTACAACCAGCACTGAGATGGCGGTGGCGTGTGCCATTGCCCTGGGTGTTGTATTCACAGGCAAATGTGCCCTGAACCCTTGTACACACCTGAACAACACACGAAGTGCTGAATACAGGTAGAACACCCACAAGGAACAGAAGAGGGTCAGCGGTTCCGGTCTGTATCGCGTCAAATACTGTTGCAAGTAAGCAGCGTACTCATCCTGCCATTGCATCACGTAAGACGCGAACCAACCGTGGGTCGCATGTGTGGGGGTTAGCCAGTTGCTACGTGGCATGTTGCGTCGAATTGTGCGAACGCGTTGTGCCCATTCACCAGCAGTGATGGCCATCCCCACATCCTCTCCCTGCGCATTTGCACGGGCTACACTCATGATCAGGTCCTGCGCTTGGACTCTGGTCAGCCCCTCAAGTTCGAGAGAACCGTTCGTGGTTAAACGAGCGGCCATCTCGGGCTTGACAGCCCCTTGGGCTGATGCCACATTTTCAGCTGCTGCGACT